CCTCTAGGGTCAGAAAAGCCGAAGCTGTATCTTTCTCTAGCTTTAAATCTTACGTTACCAGTATCAAAATCGCCTTCAATGGCAGTTTTGATTGGTGATCTTACAAATTGCTTTAAACCATTTGGAGCGTCCGTCATGATAAAAAATGCATCTGTATCAGTTAAGTAATGGTTTACTCTGTAACCTTCAGGAACCATTCCCATATTTAACACAGCATTGATATCATTCTTAGCGAATGCACCAGCAGTTGATAAAGGAGATTTTAATACTCTCTCAGCAGTAAATTGTAATTCTTTTGGAATAATCAATTTTCTACCTTGAAGAGCTATTTTTAATCCTCTTTCATCTACAAAAGCAGCAATATCAATTAATGCTTGTTCTAATGATGTTTCTGACAAATCAGCTGGAGTAGCAAGTTCATTGCTAAAAGTTCCCCCGTTTGATAGTGGGTGATCAGTAGCACAAAGCTCTTTTCCATCTCCACCTACATAATTAGAATCAAATGCGTTATTTAATACATTTGCTCCTATTGTTTGTTTAGTTGTTGACATTGAACGAGCTAAAGCTCTAGTGTATCTAGAAGCTAATCTATCATACAAGTTATCTTCAATAGCTTCCTCAGTTATAGCAAATGCCAAAGCAATTGTTTGATGAGTGTATCTTGAAGTGTAGGCTTCAGAAGCTTGGTCGAATTGTACTCCTGCACCTTCTTGTTTGATAGCTGCGTTGCCGAAACCTGATAACATTACTTCTTCCTCAAACGCTCTGTCTGAAGATTCAGTTGTAAAGATTTCTGCATGTTCGTTGTCGTATCTGTTGTATTCCAGGCCGAATAGGGCATTCAATCCTGGCTCTAGTTCTTTAACTAGTTGTGATCGTGATATAGCCATAGTTTATATTCTCCTATTATAGTCCTGCTGTACCCGCTTTAAAAGCATGGTTATTAATTCTAACCAAGATATTAGCGTTTGATACAGTTACGTCACTGTTAGTTACATCACTTGAGATATCGATTGCTTGAACTAAATATGTAGCAGTCACACCTGACTCCGCTACATCTAGTTGAACAAGAGATATACCTGTTGAGGTACTACCACTGGCGTTGTTGATTTGAAAGTTTTTAAAGATATCCGCAACTGCAAATACACCGTTAGCATTCACTTCGAATACTGTATCAGGTCCGTCAATTACGAAAGCAACTATGTCGCTCGCAACTGTTGAACCAGGTAAATAATTCTTGAATGTTGGTTTTTGCGTTGTGGGATCTGTATAAAAACAGCCATTAAAAACACCTACAGCAGCTGTAGAAGTATTTGCAACTGCTCTACCAATCGTACCAGAAGCGAATGGTATAACCACATCACCTTGGTAAATGTTAGTAGAGTTATTAGTTGCTACTCTATATCTGTTTTGGGCGTTGATAAATGGACTGCCATTAAGTTGTCGACTTGGTCTTAGACCAAATCTTTCTGTTACGTTTGCCATTTATTTATACTCCGTTTGTTTTAATTTAATTTACAGTAGTTGACTTTTGCCAAACAATTATGACTTACGTCCACCACCAAAAGTTACACGGGACTGTCTATCAATATTGATAGGCATTCCAGGTCGTTGTTCCTTCATTAAATCGGCATCGATCGCTTTTATTCTCTCCTGAGTAATTTTTTTAAAATACTCGGAACGACTTTTGACAATTTCTTCAGGTATCCTTGCCAACACAAGGCCACCAACCCCGATTAACCCAGCATATTTTCCCTCATCGATTACTGGGTAGTCATGATCACCTGTAGAATTTTTAATTTCTTCAGCTCTCACAAATTCCCAACCTTCTCTGAGTTTTTTAGATACGTTAGCCGTATCCTGAAAACCCTGCGATTCTGTTCTAATCCACTTATGAACAAATCCCGCTGGTGCTTTAGGTGCATCCAGACTTGATGGTGGAGTCCAAGGCTTCTTACGAAGTTCCTTATTTCTTACTTCGGACTCGCGTGAAGTTCTATTTTTTATTTTATCGCTCATTATACCTCCTTCACGTATTTAGCGTACTCTTCTAGTGGCACCCCTAATTTTTTAGCAATAGCCACCTGTGACTTGGTGAGTTTCACGGTTCTGCGTCCTGATTGTTTTCT